TTCCCGGCGCGATCCCGGCGGCTCCCTCCGCCGCCTCGGGCGCCCCGGTTCAGAGCGTGGCGCCGGCTCCCGCCGGTGGTCTGCGTCTCCCGCCTCCCCCGGCGGTCGGCGTCGCTCGCTGAGGCTATGCCCCTGACGAGGGGACCGTAGACCTGGGCCTCCGGTAACGGAGCCAACGCCCAGCGAGACCGTAAGCTCGGCCCCGCCTTCATGGCGGGGCGTCTTCGTTTGTGGTAGCATCACTTGTCTTCGGAGCCTCGATGCTTCCCGCGCTGCTGAACCTGTGGGCTGACCTTCGCGCGGCACACCACATGTACTGGACGCTGCACTGGCAGTCCCGTGGTCCGTCGTTCTACGGCGACCACAGCCTGTTCGCGGGCCTCTATCAGGCCAAGGCCGAGCAGATCGACGGGCTCGCTGAGCTCATCGCCGCGAGCTACGGCAGCGACAAGCTCGACCCGCTCGCGTCGTGGAAGGCCGCAGCCGAGAAGGTCGAGCTGCTCTCGAAGATCTCGTCGCCGGTGCAGATCGCGGAGATGGTCGTCGCCTGTGCCGAGGACGTGAACGTCACGGTGCTGGCAGATGAGGAGTGCCCCTTCCCGGCGGGCCTCTCCAACTTCATCAGCGACCTGTCGACGAAGAACATCAAGGACCTGTACATGCTGAAGCAGCGGTTCGGGTCGGCTCAGGGCATCGGCGGATAGTTCTTGCCTTGCCGCTCCGGTAGGATTACTGAAGCGGCATGAACACCGACCTCATGTTCTCGTCGGCCACGGACCAGTGGGCCACGCCGCAAGCGTTCTTCAACCAGTGGAACGAGCTCTTCCAGTTCACACTCGATGTGTGTGCCGACGCCTCGAACGCGAAGTGCCCCCGGTACTTCACGCGCGAGGACAACGGGCTCGCCCAGGATTGGAGCCTCGACGTCTGCTGGATGAACCCGCCCTACGGTCGTGAGATCGGGCGGTGGGTCGAGAAGGCGTACCGGGAGAGCCTCAAGGGCGCGACGGTCGTGTGCCTGCTGCCGGCCCGCACGGACACGGCATGGTGGCACGACTATGTCATCCCGCACGCCAAGGTGACGTTCGTCCGTGGCCGGCTCAAGTTCGGGGACGCCACGAGCGGGGCACCGTTCCCGTCTGCCGTCGCCGTGTTCTACCCGCCGAAGGTCGTGCGATGAGCTATGACCCTCGAGCCTGCGGCGCTCGCTGCGATGTCTGCCCCCTCGGCCCGAACGGGAAGTTCCGTGACGGGCCGTGGCAGCCCACGCCGCCGGAGATCCACGAGGAGGCCACCGCCATCGCCGTGGCGGAGCTCCCCTCGCAGGAGGACGCCAACTACGGGCGCCCCCTCGCCGGGCGCAGCGGCAGCGAGTGGAACCTCGGCCTCTTGGCGGCGGGTCGCAAGCGCACCGAGGTGTCGCTGACGCACGTCGTCGCGTGCTCGGCCGGTACGCAGCAGAACGCCTGGGAGAAGCTGCACAAGGCCCTCGACAAGGAGAACCGGCGCCGCCTCGCACAAGCGCAACCCCTGATGCCCGATCCTATCTCGTGCTGTCGACCCCGGCTACTCGCAGATGTCGAGAACTACGAGAACATCATCACCTTGGGGCGGGCCGCGGCCAACGCCCTGACGGCGAAGACGCAGTCGGTATTCGCCCTGCGCGGCGGTCCCGTGTGGGTGGATGAACACTACCAGGCCCTCATGCAGACGCCCTTGGCGGGCGAGCAGCGGCCCATCGACGCGGTGCGCAAGGTGTTCCCTTCCTTCCACCCCGGCTTCGTCCAGAAGAGCCCGGGGTGGCGCTCCACGTTCACCTCGGACCTCAGCAAGGCGTTCCGCTGGTTCACGGGCAAGCTCAGGTGGACCGAGCCGACCCGCACCTTCAACCCTACGCCCGAGGAGCTCGAGGCGTTCCTCGCCCAAGACGTTCCGTTCTGGGCGTATGACTTGGAGACCGACGGTATCGAGAGCATGACGTGCAAGGTGCGATCCATCGCCATCGCGCACCCGGACCTCAACGAGAACCGACGCGCCCTGCGCGAGGGTCAGGAGGAGTGGCTCCGCTGCGGCGTCATGGGGCTCAACCTCCTCGGCGGAGACGGCTATACGAAGTACTACGAGCCCGAGGAAGAGGCCCGTATTCTCGAGGTCCTACGCCGGTTTCTAACGGACACGTCTAAGACCAAGGTCGGTCATAACGCCGGGTACTATGACCGGCAGGTCGTAGAGCAGTGGCTCGGCGTCACGCCGACCCCGGTCATCGACACGCTCTTCTCCGCGCGCTTCCGGGCGCCTGAGCTCCCCAAGGGCCTGAAGGTGGTGGGCTCCGTGCTCACCGACGTGGACCGCTGGGAGACCACGGAGAAGGGCGAGAGCCTCGCCCACGGGAAGGTCGACGACTGGGACCGGCTCGCCTACAACTGCACCGACAGCGCCGTGAACGCGCGCATCGTCGTGCCGCTCATGGACGCAGCCGAGGAGGCCGGTGCGTTCCGCGACCTGCCCGAGGCGCTCAGGCCCCCGGGCTGGGAGCATCGGCGCTGGGACCTGCACGAGGTCGACCACGCTACGCAGGACATGTGCGTCAACCTCCACAAGATCGGCGTCTACGTCGACCAGGAGGCCCGCTTCAAGATGGAGGTGGAGACCCGCGCCAGCGTAGCGAAGCGTGAGAAGAACCTCACCACGCTCGCCCAGGCGGTGGGTATCGCCCGCCTCGACATGAAGAGCGCCGGCGCCAACGACGAGCAGGACGCCGACACGCATGGCGTGAAGCCGGGCAGCGCCGACCAGATCCGCGACCTGCTCTACGAGGAGTGGAAGCTCGGCATCCCTCCGAACATGGAGGCCCGGGACTTCTACACGATGTCGGGCATGCCGGGCACCGGTGACAAGGTCCTCCGCGGCCACCTCGCAGGCGGGCGCCTGACGAAGGAGCAGGAGGCGTTCATCCGCGAGCTGCGCCTCTACCGCCGTGAGAAGAACAAGATCCTCGGCACCGTGTTGATTCCTCTCAACCTTCGCTCTCACAATCCCGATAAGGGCGTCATCTGGCACGAAGACGGCCGCGTGCGCTCCACCTGGAACGCGCACGTCACGGCTCCGGGTCGCTTGTCGTCTTCTGGTCCGAACCTCCAGAACATCGGCTCGAGGAAGGGACAGGGCAAGCTCAAGACCCTGTTCGCAGCACAGCCGGGTCACCTCCTCGTCGGCGCGGACCTCGACCAGGCGCACCTCCGCATCACGGCGAACTACTGGCGCATCCCCCTCCTCCTCGAGTGCTTCAGCGAGGGGAAGGACCCGCACAACACGCTGGCGTACCAGGTCTTCGGGGACAAGTTCAAGGCGGCGGAGGGCTGGGGGCCGGAAGGGTTCAGTCTCTACCGCAAGCCGCCTGGCGGCATGGCGAAGGCGATGCGAGACGTCATGAAGACGTTTCGCTACGCCTCGATCTACTGGGCCGACCCGATGACGGTCTGGCAGGTGCTGACCTCCACGGAGGCCGACAACGGCGAGATGCCGTACCTGCACATGACCTCGAAGGAGGTGCGCCACTTCCACGAGACGTGGCTCAAGACGGAGCCGGAGTGGATGCAGGCGTGGGACGCGATGCTCTCCATCTACCGCCACCAGGGCTACATGGAGGAGCCCATCTTCGGTCGTCGCTCGGGCTCGCTCAGCGACGGGAAGAAGAACGAGGTGGTGAACTTCCCGGTCCTCGCGGCGGAGACGAGCTGCATCCGCGTGGCGGAGCAGCGGCTCATCCACACCTTCCCGTGGGACCTCGACCGCAAGCTCGGCCTCATCCACCAGTGCCACGACTCCGTGGCGGTGGAGATCGAGGCGCCTCCGGGGCTTGCGGGTTGGAAGCCTACGAAGGGCGAGGCCCTGCCGCCGGAGCTCGAGCGGGTGCGCCGTCAGGTCGAGGAGTGCATGACGGTCCACGTCCCCGGATGGGAGGTGCCGATGACTGCCGAGGCATCTGTGGGCAGAAACCTAAAAGAGGCTTGACGAGGCGGTAAGGTACGATAGTATGAGTTTGCTCTCGGAGGAACTCATGATCGACCTGACCTTCTGGTTGCTCGACCGTCTTGCTGACCTCATGCGGCTCATTGGTAGGTGGCCGTGAGGGACAAGAACGGCAAGAACGTGGACGTCGGCCACCGCGTGTGGTTTGTCGGCCGCGGCGGCACCGCTACGCTCGGCACCATCCGCAGCGTCGGCATGGTGGGAGAGACCTACGAAGCCTGGGTGGACGACGGCGATCCTGACATCGCCGACCCGCGTAAGAACCGGATGCGTGTGCGTCAGCGCGTCCGCTCAGAAGACATCACACGAGAGGGCTGAACCATGGAAGACATCAACGCTATCCGCACCCGCAACGAAGAGTACGCCGTCGGCTACTGGAGCTGGCTCACCATCCGCGACCTGTGCGACGAGGTGGAGCGCCTGCGTGGCGCGACCCAGTCCGCTAGCGACAGCCTCGTCGAGAGCGGCGTGGCTTCCACCGAGGAAGAGGAGTGAGCTTCAAGGTGGGCGACCGCGTGAAGCACCCGCGCGGGTTCGGGGTTGTCGTGGAGGAGTTCGCCCACGACTGGCTGGGCAAGCCCTACCAGGAGCTCGACGTTCTCCTCGACAGCGGCAAGTACGTCCGCGTCACCGAGGAGTACGTCAGCTCCGTGGTCGAGGTCGAGGAGGAAGCATGACCGAAGAAGAGGCTAAGGCGCTCGGAAGGCGGGCAGTCGCATGCAAGGGCTTCCGCCCGATGCGCGGCATGAAGGACTTTGACGGCAGGACGTGGACGCCAGATCTCCTGTGGAGGTGGACGGATGGCGTTGACCTTCCGGACCTGCGCGACCCCGCCACGCTGGGATGCCTGCTTGCGCTCTACGAGGAGACGCGCGAGATGCTCACCTGCCCCGACCCGGTGTACACGATGGCGGCTGCGTGGGGGCTGCTCCACCCGCGCACGGTCGAAGCCCTCGTTGCTGCGCTGGAGGCTGCGCCATGCTCGACCTAGACGAGCTCGAGGCCCGCATCGCCGAGGGGGAGAAGAGGAACTTCTTCGTCGCTCCCCTGGTGAAGGAGCTCATCGCGGAACTGCGCGAGGCCCGCGGCGAGCGCGCCGCCGTGGTGGCGTGGCTGCGTGACTGTGCTCACAGGGATGCGTACCGAAACCACAACCGCAACCGCGCCGAAGCGTTGTGGGACGCTGCGAACATCGTAGAGAGCGGCGAGCACCGCCGCGAGGAGGGGGCATGACCAACGGCAGACACGCGAACCTCCCGTTCCACTTCTACGTGAACGTGAAGAACAGCTTCCTCGGTCCCACGATGCCGCCCGGCACGACGGCTGCGATCTGGCACGGCGTGTACGCGCGTCCGTACCAGACCCTCTACTGTCACGTCCTGCTGGAGAGCGGTGCGCACTGGAGCGGTCTGCCGCTGCACGCGATCTCGACCACGCAGGACTTCAGCGTAGCGCGTGAGTGCGTGATGCCGTGGACCTCGATGGGCGAGGAGACGGAAGCGTGGCACGCACACTACCTCGAGGGGTTGGAGTGCAATGTACACGCGCCGTTCAAGGCGCTGGGACGGCACACCGGCATCATCATCGACTGGTCGGACGGCTTCTCCCGCTACCCGCAGGAGCACAAGCCGCTGAACCTGATCGCCCTGAACAGCGGGCAGTTCACTCTGCTGCCGAACAACTACGCCACCTACAACGACAACCACTTCTGCCAGGCGTCCGCTCAGCAGAACTTCAAGCACTACAAGCGTGGTGAGGAGATCTTCTGGGAAGGTCGGCCGCCACGACCCGCCGACCGCAAGGAGACCACCACATGAGCATCTTCCTAGCTCACAGCAAGCAGACACCCGACGAGACCATCGACGCCTGGACAGCCCTCGTGACGCAGAGCTTCAAAGCCCACACGGTCGCGGGCCGCGACGACTACATGACCCGCAGCCGCGCCATCGGTGGCTGGAACGCCTGGGTGAAGGACGTCCCCGTGGCGGAAGACTGGGGCGGCGGTGCCCTCTACGACCGCCTCGTCGTGCCGCTCGATGACCTCGAGAGGCCCATCGTCGGGCGCGCTACCCAGGTCCTCATCGAGGGGTTCCTCGCCGCAGGCAAGCCGGTCGTGGCGTTCTGCCCCACGACCGAGGAGACCCGTGCCGTCTCCAGCATCCTCAACACCGAGCTCGACAGTTGGACCGACGCTGGCTGGCTCGTCTTCCCGTCGGCCTGAGAGACCACCATGACCACCACACGAAAGAAGCAATCTCCGCGCTGCGTCAACTGCGGGGTCCCGCCCACGACCTGGCGCGTGTTCAACAACAAGCGCACTTGGTTCTGCGCCGACCACCTAAAGGCGGCCGAGGATGCGGCGCTTGCCATGGCCGCGCCTCCTCTGACCCGGCGCAAGAAGTATCGCCCCCGCGATCCTGAGCTCATGTGCGGGACGCCCACCCGTCGCGGAACGTGTCGCATGTACCGACCCTGCGCGTGGCACAACACGGAAGTCGAGTCCCCAATCCGCGTCCCCTTCACACACCGTGCAGTTGAAGAACCCGCAGCCCCGGCCTGCCCCAGCAGTAACACGTCGGTCGACCACCCGCCGCACTACAACGCTGGAAAGATCGAGGTGATCACGGCCATCGAAGACTGGGGCCTCGGCTTCAACTTGGGCAACGTCGTGAAGTATTGCGCCCGTGCGCAACACAAGGGTCGCGAGTTAGAGGACCTCCAGAAGGCCGCGTGGTACATCGCCCGCGAGCTGATGCGGAGGCAGGGATGACCGCGCCTCTCGCACGACGGGGGAAGGCATGACGCTGGAAGAGCGCAACGAGGCGCTGGCCGAGCAGGTCGCTGAGATGGCGCTGACGATCAAGGACTTGAAGAAGTCGTTGAGGTTCAAGGAGCTCATCATCGAGTCGCTCAAGTTTGACCTCAAGACGGAGCAGACCGACGTCGCTGAGTTCCTGCGGGGCGCCCGGCTCGACGAGCTGGCCGAAGCCATCCTGCGCGGCGAGCACCGCAGGGAGGAGCCGTGATGACGAGTGAGACGCTGGCCCGCATCGAGCGGGTGCTGAGCGGGCGCAGCTTCCAGAACATCGTCACCCGTGACGAGAAGGAAGCCGTGGCGCTGCTGCTCAAGACGGTGCGCAAGGCACCCGAGGAGCGCGAGCGGATCGTCGCGTACCTGCACGAGCTCTCGAAGCGGTGGGAGCAGGTCGAGACCTTGGAGCTCTGCACCCCCGCCGAGGCGCTGACCGAGGCTGCGGGGTTCATCGAGGGCGGGAAGCACTGGGCTGATAAACGTACTTGACAGGGCGGCATCGGTACACTAAGAGAATGGGCATGAGGCCAGCACGGCTTCATGCCTTCACTCTTAGGAGACCACCATGGCGAAGAAGACCACCGGAGCCGCCAGCCGCCCCTTCGTGGCGCAGCTCACCTCAAACCTCAAGACCCTCGACGGTCGGCCCCGCAACCTGACACTCGGCGCGAAGACCCTCGTCGTCGGCCCCAACGGCAGCGGCAAGTCGAGCATCCAGCAGAGCCTCCAGCTCGCCCTCATCGGCAGCGCCGATGACCTCGTGGGTCGCGACGGCGTGCGTGACAACGGCCTGCTCATGAGCATGGTGACGGCTGACCGCCTCGCCATCCACGCCAAGCTCTCGAGCGGCGAGGACTACACCTTCATCGCCAAGGACAGTGGGCGCCCCACCCACGACGCCGGCATCGAGGCGGTGCTGCCCCTCCACCAGGTGCGCGAGGTCCTCGAGGGCAGCGCAGCCACCGCTCGCAAGGCGTTCCTCGGCTGGGCCGCCAGCAGCATCACTGCGGGCGATGTGACGGAAAGCGTCAGTGCGGTGTACCGTGCGAAGTACGCCGACATCAGCGCCAGCGTGGGTCGCGGCAAGAGCCCCGTCGACGCGCTTCTCGCCACGCTCGAGTACGTCGGCAAGCGGCAGCGGGACGCCAGCAAGGAGGCCAGCGGGGCCGAGGCGCTGCTCACCAGCATGGCGCACGACCTCGAGGAGGCGCCCACCGAGGAGATGGTGGCCGAGGCCGACACGAAGCGGAAGGCGGCTCAGCGCACCCTCGCTGAGGTGCGAGCCGTGAAGGCGCAGGCCGCCCAGCTTCTCACCAAGGTGGCGCAGTACCGCGCGTCGCTGACGCGGGCCTTGGCGCAGCCGCCGACCCCCGCATCC